TGAAGGTATAGTACCACCAGAAACAGAGATTGTTTCTTCGCCAAACGCAACCTCATCTTCGAGTAGAACTGGTTTAGTTCCTTTACCTCTAAGTCTAAGTGTGATGTTTGTGTCTGTTCCTCCCGGCTGAAGATCAATATCATTACCCGATGTTGAATTACCGATTTTCAGATAATTTACAACGGGGTTTGCAGTCAAAGGTCCAATATCATCGAAATACACTACTGGTTCTGCATCCGCATTTTTAATAAATCCAGTAAGGTCGGGTTCGTTTAATACCGCAGAATCTAAAGTTTTATTTGTTAAGGTCTGTGTGTGAGCTTCCATCACAAAAGTATCGTCACCTGTCAATAATGGTAAACGAATTAAACGATCTGCCGCTAATTCAGCAGGATAAACCTTATAGTTATGAGTTGCGGAAAGATCTGCAATGAAAGGTGTTCCTAAAGAACACGAATCTAAAGTTTTATTTCTTAATGTCTGTGTTGCAGAGTCTAATACAAAGTAAGAAGGGGAACCTCCTGCTGCAAAGTTTGGAATAAGAGTGAAATTGTCTTGAGTGGGATTTACCACACCAATAGAAGTTTTAAATCCCGATACACCTTGAATCAGGATTTCGTCGGAATCAAACTCAATTCTGCTCGACAAGACATCAGCAGTACCAAACTTTTCGTATATTTCCTCAAAGTTTGCGTTGATCTTGTTTGCGCCTGAACGCAGACTGTCTCCAGTTCCATCGTTTGCGCTTGAACCTGTGTTAATGATTTCTCGTGTCATGTTTTAATCCAAACTTGTTAAATTCTATTTATACGTTATTGTCTATCGAACAAGGCAATTGATCGTTCAACTCCTGGCTTACCATCACCAGAAGAATCCAAATCGAACCTAAGTGTTCCAAGACTCGCTTCTCCACTTGTATCACTATCCATATCGAACGTTGGATATACAGGGAACCATGCAGAATCCGCTGAAGTATTGGAATAGCCAATACCGAACCCATCTAAAGGTTTCGAAATTACATACCCATCCACTAACTTTAATAACGAAGGGAACGAATTATCTAGTGCCTGTAAAGACTGATGTTGAAAATATTTAATATTAGATCGTGTTGCGTCTAATCTTACCTGACCCAACCCATCATTATATTCAGAATCCCATATCGCATATTGTTCCAAACGTGGTAGAATAGATCCGATGGAAAGATCTGCAATACCCTCTAAAATAGGAACAATAGGATCTGGTAGACCCGCAAAGGGCATTTCCTTTAGACCTGTAGGAGAAGTTAATGGTTCTTGTAAAGACGTTCCTAAAAAGGCTTCACCAAGAGCAACTACCTCACCCGCGATATAGAATCCCGCAGGGTGTACAAAAAGTTTGTAGATATCTAACCACTGAGAAACCGACAAACCGGAACGAACTAATATCGAAAAAGTTTGATATAATTTATCATCAGTTAGAAATCTAAAATCATCACCACCCAACTTAGAATCGTTCAGTGTAAAGACATTCTCTTTTGGATAGACAACATCTGGATCTTCACCAAAAAACATTCTAAAAAATTGTTGTATAGAATATTTTGTACCTTTGGATCGATATAAAGTATTAGAGAATTTTGCAGCAGATCTTTTATCCTGAAATCCTTCGAAGTATGCTTGTCCTAATAATAGTTCATCTTCGATGAATAGTAGTAATCTTTCGTCAATTTCAGAAACGTCTCGTGTTTCAAAAAGATGCAATAAAAGTTCGGTTGCCGAATTTTCTTCAGACTGCCACTCATAATAAGCTTTGAATAAAGAAAATAATTTAGGATATTTGTTTTGGAAGTCTAACGGAAGAACCTGTTCGATTCTACGATCCGTTAATCGCAACTCTCTCCTATTTTTGTCTATTATACCTGCGTGTGACATATTAAGTTGACGTTACTACGTTTCCTCTAGTTGCTGATAATCCTTCGTCGAAGGATAAAATGTTATTCCTAACCGGAGAAATTGCACTTTGATTCGCTGGCGTTACAGATATCTTAATGTAGTCTACCCCGCCAGGTATTGCGTCTGGAGCAAATCCGATTAATTGTACATCACCATTGGTTTTTACTGTTCCTATATTATCTACCAAGATTTTATTCGCATCAACATCTATTATTTGTATGATATTGGTGTTTAATTTATTTCTTAATACACATCCTTTATTCTGAAAAGTAAAATTACTTGATTCTAAAATAGCAGTTAAATCATCTGGACTTGATATATCAACAGGGAAACGAACAAGGTAGTCCGTTTTTGATCCTAACCTAGAGGTAATTGTAGTAGTACCATCATTATTTTCTTGGGCTACTTGCGGTATTAATCTTTGTTGCATTTTTACTGAACAACGAGAAGACAATACTGCTGGACTTACATCATCTACTAGTGTTAAAAGATTAGAACGTCGAAAAGATTCTTCAAAAGAACCCACTTCAGTTGTAAAATAATTTGCAACAACAGTATCTACTTCTTGTTGAATAGCGTTTAATGACAACGTAGTGAGAGTCGGGTTAAATTGGAACGTTATATTAGTCTCAATAAAAGTAGTGATTGGATCGGTAAATCTCAGGTTAAAAGAGGTAATTGCTAATTGTTCTGCTAGCGCTATAATTTGTTGTTTGACATTTGCAATAGTCTCGGCTTCTAGATTGTCTACAAAATCTATCGAAAGGTATACCGCACCAAATTCAGGAATGTCGTTGTCTTGACCACCCCAGGCTTGAATGTCATTAATGTATGTAGAAAAATTTCTAAGAACTAACGATGCATAGTCTACTGCAGTTACCATTCTATTTTGAGCAGCATATTGAAACGGTGCATTTTTTCTAATCGATTCAATTGATTCTTTCTCACCGCCGCCCGATGATCTCGTTAATGTGGTAACATCAACATCAACGGAAACAGAAGCGCCTATATTATTAGTAAAAGTTAACTGATCGTCTGGTGTGAATGTATCAGCGTTATTTCCATCTTCTCCATTAGACTCTAAAAAGGTAACTTCGACTTTATTTCCTGCTTCTGGTGCTTTACCTAGTGTGGTCCCATTACCAAAGGTCAGTTCAAAAAATCCATTAGGAGATTCTTTTAAGACATATAATTGAGACTGTTCAGTAATAGAGGTGGCTTCCAAAATACTAGTATACGTTGTGAAAGTGGTCGTAGAAGTATTTTCGAAAACCTTTACAATAACCGTACTCAAATCTAAATTCTTGTTTGGTATAACGAATATGTCGTTCTCACTCGCAGGACCGACAATAAAAGTTTTTGTTTTCGAAGTACCTTCCTTTAGAGATATCGTCGTTGAACCATTTAATGTTTTGAAAAAATAGATGTCTGACCCGTTGTTAGTTGCTTGTATAGGTTCCGTGGTTTGAAATTTGTATGTTTCATTGTCGATAGTAGAGGAAAACGTTGTTCCCGTAGGAATCGCTAACGTTTGCGGTAAATTAGATTCGCCTTCCAAATTAACTTTGAGATTAACAGTAGCAGTTGAAGAAGTTCTAGAATCTGGAATATATCCAATACCCTCAGAAATTGAAATCAAAGAACTTCGAAGTTGTGCAGTTCCTAAAAATGATTCGTTTAATGCGAAGTTGGCAATTAGACCATTGTAATGAGTATTATATGCAAGTACATCTAGAATATTTGATAACCCGCTGGCTTCAAAGTTAAAATCGGAAAATTCGTCCTGTGCAGATAAAAATGTTTTTAGATTATTTTTGATCGCATTAAAATCTAACCCAGTTGACTTAATGGTTGTTGCCATTATCTTAACCTCGAAATTGTTGTTTCAAATGTGAGTTCTTGCTCTGTATTTTTTATTCTAAATTGCAACTCTACCGTTATTGCATTTCCACCCTGAACTAATGCAACTTCAATTTTTACCACACTCGCTCGTGGTTCATAGGTTTCAAAAGATTGCTTAATTTTTTCTATAATTTCATTACCTGTTTCTGGATCTGCCAGCTCAAACAACATGTTTTGAAGATCAGCACCAAACTCAGGACGAAATGGTTTTTCAAACCGATTGGTATTTAATAATGTGGTCACCGCCTGTTTTACCGCTGCGGCTTCAGTCTTCTTCACTACATCTCCAGTAGATCTTAAAGACAGACCTAGATCTATGTCTTTATAAACGCGTCTCCTCGTTACTGCAATACTTGCAGTCGAAAGATCTTTATCTTCTGTTGAAAATGCCTTTGCCATTATTATCCCCAAACGATAGTGTTATTTATACCTCAACTTCAACCAATTCGTTTAATGATAACAATTGTCCGTTATAACTCGTCAGTACACCCCTTTGAAATTTTATATCGAAAGAAGAAGGAACTTCTGGCATTGTTAATATTATCGAGGTAGTGAGAGAACCACTTGGATCATATGTGTCGTAATCTAATGCTAAAAGATCATACTGAAGATAATCCTTCCAATATTCTGCAAGTTCAAACGATTTAGAAATATCAGTTTCTCCTTTACGATTGATGACCTGATAGATAATCGTTCTCCCAGTTTGTCTAGTATCGTTGTATGATTCAGGAGTGACCATCTCACCCTGAAATGGTTTGTACACACCTTCTGACACAATTAATCTACAGGTTTCTAATAACGAGGATTCACCGGATCGTTTAATCACTTCTGCGTGTAAATATAAATTCCTTGCAAGTTGTTTCTTATCTACGGTTAGTTGTTCTAATTGAACCCTACCGCCTTTAGAACCTAAAAACTTTGCGAGCGTAACACCTGGCCCAAGTTTAGTAGAAGAAGTTATACTCGATGAAAACTCCGGATTGTATAGTGGGTCTGCAAGATATATCATAGTTTAAACCTTTTACTTCTCTTCTCATGTGGCGCATTACCCAATTGACGAGATCCAAATTTAGTCACATTCTTGACTCCAGATATTCGTTTGAATTTTTTCGGTGGTGTGTTTTTAAATTTGGAATTTAATTTTCCACTTGCAACTAAGTTTCCGGTGAACGTTGAATTGTTCAGATTTGCGGGATCTCTTAATTTAGATCGTATCTCGTGAATAGTAGGATCTCGATTGATTAGATTATCGTAATCATCAGTTTTTAAAATTTCATTTAATAGTTTGTCTTCTGGATCTACGAACATTAACAATTCCATATGTACCAGAACTAATATGCGAGTTAACCAATGGTGTGGTGGGCATAGGACCAGTCTGT